AGTCGTTCGTCTGCGTGAGCTCTACTACTTAGTATTGTTTTTGGAGGATCGTGAGATTAACACAGTGCCGGCAGTTTCTTTGAGCGTTGATTTTCAATGTCTAAGAAACCAGGAGGGCCCGGAAGAAACCGGGCCATCAATATGCTGAAACGCGGCATACCCCGCGTATTCCCACTAGTGGGAGTGAAGAGGGTAGTCATGGGCTTGTTGGATGGAAGAGGACCAGTGCGATTCGTGCTGGCCTTGATGACATTCTTCAAGTTCACCGCGCTTGCCCCGACGAAGGCCTTGCTAGGCCGTTGGAAGCGCATCAACAAGACCACGGCAATGAAACACCTGACTAGCTTCAAAAAGGAATTAGGAACAATGATCAACGTGGTTAACAATCGGGGCACAAAAAAGAAGAGAGGCAACAATGGACCAGGACTAGTGATGATCATAACACTCATGACGGTTGTTTCAATGGTTTCCTCTTTAAAGCTTTCCAACTTCCAGGGGAAAGTCATGATGACCATCAACGCGACTGATATGGCGGATGTCATTGTTGTTCCCACGCAACATGGGAAAAACCAGTGCTGGATTAGAGCCATGGATGTCGGGTACATGTGTGATGATACCATCACTTATGAATGCCCCAAACTGGATGCAGGAAATGACCCAGAAGACATTGACTGTTGGTGTGACAAACAACCCATGTATGTTCACTATGGAAGGTGCACAAGAACCAGACACTCGAAGCGGAGTCGGCGGTCGATCGCAGTGCAGACGCACGGGGAGAGTATGCTGGCTAACAAGAAGGATGCTTGGCTAGACTCAACCAAGGCTTCGAGATACCTGATGAAGACTGAGAATTGGATTATCAGGAATCCTGGGTATGCTTTTGTAGCTGTCCTCTTGGGCTGGATGCTGGGAAGCAACAATGGACAAAGGGTCGTTTTCGTCGTTCTCTTACTTCTTGTGGCGCCTGCTTATAGCTTCAACTGCCTTGGTATGAGCAACAGAGACTTCCTTGAGGGAGTCTCTGGTGCTACCTGGGTTGACGTGGTTTTGGAAGGTGACAGCTGCATAACCATCATGGCCAAGGACAAGCCGACCATTGACATTAAGATGATGGAAACTGAAGCCACGAACCTGGCTGAAGTGAGAAGCTACTGCTATCTAGCCACTGTCTCAGATGTTTCAACTGTCTCCAACTGTCCAACAACTGGGGAGGCCCACAATCCTAAGAGAGCTGAGGACACGTACGTGTGCAAAAGTGGTGTCACTGACAGGGGCTGGGGCAATGGCTGTGGACTATTTGGCAAAGGAAGTATAGACACGTGTGCCAACTTCACCTGCTCCCTGAAAGCGATGGGCCGGATGATCCAACCGGAAAATGTTAAGTATGAAGTGGGAATCTTCATACATGGTTCTACCAGCTCTGACACTCACGGCAACTATTCTTCACAACTAGGAGCATCACAGGCTGGGCGGTTTACCATCACTCCCAACTCCCCAGCCATCACTGTGAAGATGGGTGACTATGGAGAAATATCAGTTGAGTGTGAACCAAGAAACGGGTTGAACACCGAGGCATACTACATCATGTCAGTGGGCACCAAACACTTCCTTGTCCATAGAGAATGGTTTAATGACTTGGCCCTCCCATGGACTTCACCAGCTAGCTCAAATTGGAGAAATAGAGAGATACTACTAGAGTTCGAAGAGCCCCATGCCACAAAGCAATCAGTTGTGGCGCTTGGTTCCCAGGAAGGTGCTTTGCACCAGGCCTTGGCAGGAGCTGTTCCAGTGTCTTTCTCGGGCAGTGTCAAGCTCACATCTGGTCATCTCAAGTGTCGAGTCAAGATGGAAAAGTTGACACTAAAAGGCACCACCTACGGCATGTGCACGGAAAAGTTTTCTTTTGCAAAAAATCCGGCTGACACGGGTCACGGCACTGTGGTCCTTGAACTGCAGTACACGGGATCTGACGGACCTTGCAAAATCCCAATTTCCATTGTGGCATCACTTTCCGATCTCACCCCCATTGGTAGAATGGTTACAGCAAACCCTTATGTGGCTTCATCCGAAGCCAACGCGAAAGTGTTGGTTGAGATGGAACCACCATTTGGAGATTCATACATTGTGGTTGGAAGAGGGGATAAGCAGATAAACCATCACTGGCACAAAGCAGGAAGTTCCATTGGAAAAGCGTTCATCACCACTATCAAAGGGGCACAGCGTCTAGCTGCCCTAGGCGACACAGCGTGGGACTTTGGGTCGGTCGGAGGGATTTTCAATTCTGTAGGAAAGGCGGTACATCAGGTCTTTGGAGGAGCCTTCAGAACTCTCTTCGGTGGCATGTCCTGGATCACCCAGGGTCTAATGGGAGCTCTGCTTCTATGGATGGGGGTGAATGCGAGAGATCGATCCATCGCACTGGTGATGTTAGCCACGGGAGGGGTGCTCCTCTTTCTCGCCACAAACGTCCATGCAGACTCGGGATGTGCGATAGACGTGGGAAGGAGAGAGTTGCGCTGTGGACAAGGGATTTTTATCCACAATGATGTTGAAGCGTGGGTCGACCGGTACAAATTTATGCCTGAAACACCAAAACAGCTGGCAAAGGTCATCGAGCAAGCCCACGCGAAAGGAATATGTGGATTGAGGTCCGTCTCACGTCTGGAACACGTGATGTGGGAGAACATCAGAGATGAACTCAACACCCTCCTCAGAGAGAATGCAGTAGATCTAAGTGTCGTGGTTGAGAAGCCAAAAGGAATGTACAAATCAGCACCACAGAGATTGGCACTCACATCTGAAGAGTTTGAGATTGGGTGGAAGGCTTGGGGAAAGAGCTTGGTGTTCGCACCAGAACTGGCCAACCACACTTTTGTGGTTGACGGGCCCGAGACCAAAGAATGTCCCGATGCAAAAAGAGCTTGGAACAGCCTTGAGATTGAAGACTTTGGATTTGGCATCATGTCCACCAGGGTTTGGCTGAAAGTCAGAGAACACAACACTACTGACTGCGACAGCTCAATAATTGGGACGGCTGTTAAAGGAGACATAGCTGTGCACAGTGACCTCTCCTACTGGATTGAAAGCCACAAGAACACGACATGGAGGCTCGAGAGGGCTGTCTTTGGAGAGATCAAATCATGCACGTGGCCTGAGACACACACTCTTTGGAGTGATGGCGTTGTTGAAAGTGATCTGGTTGTGCCAGTCACCCTCGCTGGACCAAAAAGCAATCACAACCGGCGTGAAGGTTACAAAGTCCAGAGCCAGGGGCCGTGGGACGAAGAAGACATCGTTCTCGACTTTGACTATTGCCCAGGTACCACCGTCACAATCACTGAAGCATGTGGGAAGAGAGGACCCTCCATAAGAACTACTACTAGCAGTGGTAGACTGGTCACAGACTGGTGCTGCCGGAGCTGCACCCTTCCCCCTTTGAGATACAGGACAAAAAATGGATGTTGGTATGGAATGGAGATAAGACCCATGAAACATGATGAGACGACGCTGGTAAAATCCAGCGTCAGTGCCCATCGGAGTGACATGATTGATCCTTTTCAGTTGGGCCTTCTGGTGATGTTTCTGGCCACCCAGGAGGTCCTGAGGAAGAGGTGGACGGCCAGATTGACTGTTCCGGCTATTGTGGGAGCTCTACTCGTGCTGATTCTTGGGGGAATCACTTACACTGACCTGCTTAGGTATGTTCTTCTGGTTGGGGCGGCCTTCGCCGAAGCCAACAGCGGGGGTGACGTCGTTCATCTAGCTCTCATAGCCGCCTTCAAAATTCAACCAGGCTTTCTCGCAATGACATTTCTTAGGGGAAAGTGGACGAACCAAGAGAACATCCTGCTGGCTCTGGGGGCAGCATTCTTTCAGATGGCGGCCACCGATTTGAACTTTTCTCTCCCAGGAATTCTCAATGCCACTGCCACAGCTTGGATGCTCCTGAGGGCTGCCACCCAGCCATCCACTTCAGCCATCGTCATGCCTTTGCTTTGCCTGCTGGCTCCTGGCATGAGACTGCTCTACCTGGACACGTATAGAATCACTCTCATCATCATCGGCATCTGCAGCCTGATAGGGGAGCGCCGTAGGGCGGCCGCAAAGAAGAAAGGGGCGGTACTGCTAGGGTTAGCACTAACATCAACAGGGCAGTTCTCTGCATCAGTTATGGCGGCTGGGCTCATGGCATGCAATCCCAACAAAAAGCGGGGATGGCCGGCCACAGAAGTTTTGACAGCAGTTGGATTGATGTTTGCCATCGTGGGTGGTCTAGCTGAGTTGGATGTTGATTCCATGTCCATTCCTTTTGTGTTAGCCGGGCTGATGGCAGTTTCTTACACCATTTCAGGCAAATCGACAGACCTGTGGCTTGAGAGAGCAGCTGACATAACATGGGAAACTGATGCAGCCATAACTGGAACCAGCCAACGCCTAGATGTAAAATTGGATGATGATGGTGACTTCCACCTTATTAACGACCCTGGAGTGCCGTGGAAGATATGGGTCATCCGTATGACGGCATTGGGATTCGCAGCCTGGACACCATGGGCAATAATACCTGCTGGAATAGGTTATTGGCTCACTGTCAAGTACGCAAAAAGAGGAGGCGTCTTTTGGGACACCCCGGCTCCAAGGACCTACCCCAAGGGTGACACTTCACCAGGAGTATACCGTATCATGAGCCGTTACATTTTGGGGACCTACCAGGCTGGAGTGGGCGTCATGTATGAAGGAGTTCTTCACACCCTGTGGCACACCACAAGAGGGGCAGCTATCAGAAGTGGTGAAGGAAGGCTCACTCCCTACTGGGGTAGTGTGAAAGAAGACAGGATCACCTATGGTGGGCCATGGAAGTTTGACAGGAAGTGGAATGGTCTCGATGATGTTCAGCTCATCATAGTGGCTCCCGGAAAGGCAGCCATAAACATCCAAACCAAACCAGGCATCTTCAAAACGCCACAGGGGGAAATAGGAGCAGTCAGCCTGGACTATCCTGAAGGGACCTCAGGCTCCCCAATACTGGACAAGAATGGTGACATCGTGGGCTTGTACGGGAATGGAGTCATCTTGGGCAACGGCTCGTATGTCAGTGCCATCGTGCAAGGCGAAAGAGAAGAAGAACCCGTTCCTGAAGCGTACAACGCAGACATGTTAAGAAAGAAGCAGCTGACAGTGCTGGACCTGCATCCAGGAGCGGGAAAGACCAGGAGGATACTCCCCCAGATCATCAAAGATGCCATCCAGCGCCGCCTTCGTACAGCTGTGCTGGCTCCAACCCGTGTGGTGGCTGCAGAAATGGCTGAGGCCCTCAAGGGCCTTCCGGTCCGATACCTGACCCCAGCGGTCAACAGAGAGCATAGTGGCACAGAGATAGTGGATGTTATGTGTCATGCCACTCTAACCCACAGACTCATGTCACCTCTAAGAGCTCCAAACTACAACCTCTTTGTGATGGATGAGGCTCACTTCACTGACCCGGCGAGCATAGCAGCACGAGGCTACATTGCTACAAAAGTTGAGTTGGGTGAAGCGGCAGCAATATTCATGACTGCGACTCCCCCTGGCACTCACGATCCGTTCCCAGACACCAATGCACCAGTTACAGACATACAAGCTGAGGTGCCTGACAGAGCCTGGAGTAGTGGGTTTGAGTGGATAACAGAATACACCGGGAAAACAGTCTGGTTCGTCGCTAGTGTGAAGATGGGAAATGAGATTGCACAGTGTCTTCAGAGAGCGGGAAAGAAGGTCATCCAACTCAACCGCAAGTCCTATGACACGGAGTATCCCAAATGCAAGAATGGAGACTGGGATTTTGTGATAACAACAGACATCTCAGAGATGGGCGCGAACTTTGGGGCCAGCAGAGTCATTGACTGTCGGAAAAGCGTGAAACCCACCATCTTGGAGGAAGGCGAAGGGAGAGTGATCTTGAGCAACCCCTCACCAATCACTAGTGCTAGTGCTGCCCAGAGGAGAGGGAGAGTAGGTAGAAATCCTAGTCAGATAGGTGATGAGTACCACTATGGAGGAGGCACAAGCGAAGATGACACGATCGCAGCTCATTGGACTGAAGCAAAGATCATGTTAGATAATATCCACCTCCCAAATGGGCTTGTTGCACAAATGTATGGGCCAGAAAGAGACAAAGCCTTCACCATGGACGGGGAGTACCGACTGAGAGGAGAGGAGAGAAAGACCTTCCTGGAGTTGCTGAGGACTGCAGACCTGCCAGTGTGGCTTGCCTACAAAGTGGCTTCAAATGGTATACAGTACACCGACAGGAAGTGGTGTTTTGATGGACCAAGGTCAAACATCATTCTGGAAGACAACAATGAAGTCGAAATTGTCACCCGCACAGGTGAACGCAAGATGCTGAAGCCACGCTGGTTGGATGCCAGGGTCTACGCTGACCATCAGTCGCTCAAGTGGTTCAAGGACTTTGCGGCTGGTAAGCGATCAGCAGTGGGATTCCTTGAAGTCCTGGGGAGAATGCCTGAGCACTTCGCAGGCAAGACCAGAGAGGCTTTTGATACCATGTATCTGGTGGCGACAGCTGAGAAGGGAGGAAAAGCCCACCGCATGGCCCTTGAAGAGTTGCCGGACGCTCTTGAAACCATAACACTCATTGTGGCTTTGGCCGTGATGACAGCAGGAGTTTTCTTGCTCCTCGTTCAGAGGAGAGGCATAGGTAAGCTGGGGCTTGGCGGTATGGTGCTAGGCCTAGCCACTTTCTTCTTGTGGATGGCTGACGTCTCAGGCACCAAGATCGCAGGAACCTTATTGCTGGCTCTGCTCATGATGATAGTGTTGATTCCTGAACCTGAGAAGCAACGATCCCAGACGGACAACCAGCTAGCTGTGTTTCTGATCTGTGTCTTGCTGGTGGTGGGAGTGGTGGCTGCCAATGAATACGGAATGTTAGAGAGAACAAAAAGTGACCTTGGGAAAATATTCTCCAGCACACGTCAACCACAAAGTGCTCTGCCGCTACCCTCCATGAACGCTTTGGCATTGGATTTGCGACCAGCAACAGCGTGGGCCTTATACGGAGGGAGCACAGTGGTTCTCACGCCCTTGATCAAACATCTTGTAACATCAGAATACATCACAACATCTCTGGCTTCAATAAGCGCTCAGGCTGGGTCTTTGTTCAACCTACCCCGCGGACTCCCCTTCACGGAGCTGGACTTTACAGTGGTCTTGGTCTTTTTGGGATGTTGGGGCCAAGTGTCGTTAACAACTCTGATCACTGCGGCAGCTCTGGCTACCCTCCACTATGGCTACATGCTGCCTGGATGGCAGGCTGAAGCTTTGAGGGCGGCTCAACGGAGAACAGCGGCCGGAATCATGAAAAATGCTGTGGTAGATGGTTTGGTGGCTACGGATGTTCCTGAACTGGAGAGAACCACCCCCCTCATGCAAAAGAAGGTAGGCCAGATTTTACTGATTGGAGTCAGCGCGGCGGCATTGTTAGTCAACCCGTGTGTTACAACTGTTCGGGAAGCCGGCATCCTCATATCAGCGGCACTCCTGACTCTCTGGGACAACGGAGCCATTGCAGTATGGAATTCCACCACCGCGACCGGACTTTGTCACGTCATCCGTGGCAATTGGTTGGCTGGAGCCTCTATAGCTTGGACTCTGATAAAGAATGCTGACAAACCGGCCTGCAAACGAGGAAGACCAGGAGGAAGGACACTGGGTGAGCAATGGAAGGAGAAGCTAAACGGGCTCAGCAAGGAGGATTTCCTGAAGTACAGGAAAGAGGCCATCACTGAAGTCGACCGGTCCGCAGCCCGAAAAGCTAGGAGGGACGGGAACAAAACTGGAGGACACCCAGTGTCCAGAGGCTCCGCAAAGCTGAGATGGATGGTAGAACGCCAATTTGTCAAACCAATTGGCAAGGTGGTTGACCTAGGTTGTGGGCGAGGAGGATGGAGTTACTATGCAGCCACGCTCAAAGGCGTCCAAGAAGTCAGAGGCTATACGAAAGGAGGACCTGGACATGAGGAACCGATGCTTATGCAAAGCTATGGCTGGAACCTTGTCACTATGAAGAGCGGAGTGGACGTGTATTATAAACCATCTGAGCCGTGCGACACGCTTTTCTGTGACATTGGAGAATCATCTTCTAGTGCTGAGGTGGAAGAACAACGCACCCTGAGGATTTTGGAAATGGTTTCTGATTGGCTGCAGAGAGGACCAAGAGAGTTCTGCATCAAGGTTCTCTGCCCATACATGCCACGTGTCATGGAGCGCTTGGAAGTTCTACAACGGAGGTATGGAGGAGGATTGGTTCGAGTCCCTCTTTCCAGAAATTCCAACCATGAGATGTACTGGGTCAGTGGAGCTGCTGGCAACATTGTCCACGCAGTGAACATGACGAGTCAAGTGCTCATAGGGCGAATGGAGAAGAGAACATGGCATGGACCAAAATACGAGGAGGATGTTAACCTTGGAAGTGGAACAAGAGCCGTTGGGAAGCCCCAGCCACATACCAACCAGGAGAAGATTAAAGCCAGGATTCAAAGATTGAAAGAGGAGTATGCAGCCACATGGCACCATGACAAGGACCACCCATATCGGACCTGGACCTACCACGGAAGTTATGAAGTGAAACCGACCGGTTCAGCAAGCTCCTTGGTCAACGGAGTTGTCCGCCTAATGAGCAAGCCCTGGGATGCAATTCTCAACGTGACCACCATGGCGATGACTGACACCACTCCGTTTGGGCAGCAGAGGGTTTTCAAAGAAAAGGTTGACACCAAGGCCCCGGAACCCCCTTCTGGAGTTAGAGAGGTGATGGATGAGACCACCAATTGGCTGTGGGCTTTTCTCGCACGAGAAAAGAAGCCAAGGTTGTGCACCAGGGAAGAGTTTAAGAGGAAGGTCAACAGCAACGCTGCTTTGGGAGCCATGTTTGAAGAGCAGAACCAATGGAGCAGTGCCAGGGAGGCTGTAGAGGACCCTCGGTTCTGGGAAATGGTGGACGAAGAAAGGGAGAACCATCTGAAAGGAGAGTGCCACACATGCATTTACAACATGATGGGGAAGCGTGAGAAGAAGCTCGGAGAGTTTGGTAAAGCGAAAGGTAGTCGAGCCATATGGTTCATGTGGCTAGGCGCCAGATTCCTGGAGTTTGAAGCTCTGGGCTTTCTGAATGAGGACCATTGGTTAGGAAGAAAGAATTCTGGAGGAGGTGTTGAAGGACTTGGTGTCCAAAAACTTGGTTACATTCTGCGTGAGATGAGCCACCATTCAGGTGGAAAAATGTACGCGGATGACACAGCCGGCTGGGACACCCGGATAACCAGAGCCGATCTTGACAACGAGGCCAAAGTTTTGGAGCTGATGGAAGGTGAGCACAGACAACTAGCCAGAGCAATCATTGAGCTGACCTACAAACACAAGGTGGTGAAAGTTATGCGACCTGGCACAGATGGGAAGACCGTCATGGATGTGATTTCCCGAGAAGATCAGAGAGGAAGTGGACAGGTTGTGACCTATGCTCTCAACACATTCACCAACATTGCCGTCCAGCTTATTAGACTGATGGAAGCTGAAGGAGTGATTGGGCAGGAACATCTGGAAAGTCTTCCCCGGAAAACCAAATACGCTGTGAGAACCTGGCTCTTTGAGAACGGAGAAGAAAGGGTGACCCGCATGGCTGTGAGTGGAGATGATTGTGTTGTCAAGCCCCTGGATGATCGGTTTGCCAATGCCCTGCACTTTCTCAATTCGATGTCCAAGGTCAGAAAAGACGTGCCAGAGTGGAAACCCTCCTCGGGATGGCACGATTGGCAGCAAGTGCCTTTCTGCTCAAACCACTTTCAGGAATTGATCATGAAGGACGGAAGGACTTTGGTGGTTCCCTGCCGGGGTCAGGATGAACTCATTGGGAGGGCGCGAGTCTCCCCCGGCTCTGGATGGAATGTTAGGGACACCGCATGCTTGGCCAAGGCCTACGCTCAGATGTGGCTCCTGCTGTACTTCCACAGAAGAGATCTGAGGCTGATGGCAAACGCCATCTGTTCAGCAGTCCCCAGCAATTGGGTTCCCACTGGCAGGACTTCATGGTCAGTGCATGCCACAGGTGAATGGATGACAACTGATGACATGTTGGAAGTGTGGAACAAAGTGTGGATCCAAGACAACGAATGGATGCTGGACAAGACCCCAGTTCAAAGCTGGACAGACATCCCTTACACCGGGAAGCGGGAAGACATATGGTGTGGAAGCCTGATAGGCACGCGAACACGGGCAACGTGGGCTGAAAACATCTACGCAGCCATTAACCAGGTGAGAGCCATTATTGGCCAGGAAAAATACAGGGATTACATGCTTTCACTTAGAAGATATGAAGAAGTTAATGTCCAGGAGGACAGGGTTTTGTAAATAAGTGTTTAGGGTTTTGCAATTTAATTAAATATGCAATGTAATTTAGTTGTAAATATTTGATTGTGTAGCTTTATTTAGCATTGTTTTAGGATAGTAGAAGTTAAGGTTTTATTTAGTTATTTTATTTAATTGAATTTGATAGTCAGGCCAGGGCAACCTGCCACCGGAAGTTGAGTAGACGGTGCTGCCTGCGACTCAACCCCAGGCGGACTGGGTTAACAAAGCTGACCGCTGATGATGGGAAAGCCCCTCAGAACCGTTTCGGAGAGGGACCCTGCCTATTGGAAGCGTCCAGCCCGTGTCAGGCCGCAAAGCGCCACTTCGCCAAGGAGTGCAGCCTGTACGGCCCCAGGAGGACTGGGTTACCAAAGCCGAAAGGCCCCCACGGCCCAAGCGAACAGACGGTGATGCGAACTGTTCGTGGAAGGACTAGAGGTTAGAGGAGACCCCGTGGAACTTAGGTGCGGCCCAAGCCGTTTCCGAAGCTGTAGGAACGGTGGAAGGACTAGAGGTTAGAGGAGACCCCGCATCATAAGCATCAAAAAAACAGCATATTGACACCTGGGAATTAGACTAGGAGATCTTCTGCTCTATTCCAACATCAACCACAAGGCACAGAGCGCCGAAAATTGTGGCTGGTGGGGAACTAGACCACAGGATCT